TCGGCGCTTCTGACTTTAGAGGTATCTTCGGTGTTGAAGGTGCGTAAGCAATAAAACTATTTTTGTGGCCGGACACAGTTCGGCCACATTGAACAAATAACAGGGTGAGACCATGAAAAAATTCCTAGTAAATATATATGCGTACGATCATCATGCAAAATTTCAAGTTTTGTCTGAAGATAACGCCGATTCTCTTGAACAATCAATCCTTGACAAGTTGGGAGAAAAGAGTATAAAATGGGAATCATCGGGAATGTTTAGAGATGTTCCTTATCGAATAACCTATGAGGAGGTTAGTAATGATACAAGACCTATACAAACAAAAAAGGTCCTTGGAGTTGAAGTGGGAACAGGAGTGGTTGTCTAATGGTAGATATACTCTTGATATGGTCAGAATTGATGACAAAGTTAAAAAAGTTATCACTGACATTAAGCTGGAAGAAGCAGCTATTGCCCACAGGCAGAATACTGTCGAAGATGCAGCTCCGCAAGTTTCTGTAGCTACTTAGAACAAAAGCTACATCGCTGAAATCGCACTTTCTTATAAGGCTCTCTTGCACTCTACTAAAATCTAGTATATAAAAAACTCACTATACAATTAATTAGAACATAGACGCGTATAGTCGACGGCCTAGAGACTATGTTCAGAAACTAGGAGGATAAAATTATGGCAAATACAACATTTTCAGGACCAGTCCGATCGGAAAACGGTTTTGAACAAGTAACAAAAAACGCAACAACAGGTGCATTTACAACAAATGCTACTTATGATGCAAAAATCATAGGTGGTGTTCAATCTTTATCTGGTGCTGGTGCAGTTGATTTAACTAACTTGATTACTGAGGTAACTACTACAGGAGCTAATGCATTAACTTTAGCCGATGGTTCAACTTCAGGTCAAATTAAAATCATTAACATGATTGTCGACGGTGGAGACGGAACTTTAACTCCAACTACTTTTGCAAACGGAACTACAATTACTTTCGATGCAGTAGGAGAGTCAGCTACTTTAGTTTGGAACAGCACTGTTGGTTGGGTTGCAACTTCAACAGTTGGTGCAACAATAGCGTAATAATTAATTTAGTGTGGGCCTTCGGGCCCGCATAAATTTAAGGAGATTTAAAATATGTCAATAACATCAAAAGTTAGACAATCGGTAGTTCTTACAGGTGATGGTCAGGTACAAAAATTAATAAATGGCGTAGCAACTAATATAGGAACAGCAAATATTTTAAGTGTGTTTGCTCAAGCTAGTAATAGTGACGCTGAAGTTAAACTTTACAATGAAGTAGGTGGCACAACTGCTGCTAATTTAATTTTTCATGGTAAATTTGGTACAGCAGCTAATCACGTGCATGAATTTAAAATACCAGCAGCTGGTATATATGCCTCTGATGCAGTGTACGCAGATCTGACTAACGTAGACTTTTTTTATATAATCGGAACTTTTTAGAGGTAGCCAATGGCGAATACTACTTCACAGTCCTACAGTTTTGACCAGGACTTTTCAATCGATGAAATTATATCTGACGCATACGAGCGTCTAGGTTTAGTAGGAACAGCCGGTCATCAAATTAAAACAGCAAGAAGATCATTAAATATTCTTTTTCAAGAATGGGGTAATAGAGGAATACATTTTTGGGAAGTAGGAAATACAAATGTTAATTTAATTGTAGGTTCATCAACTAACATTGATGCTACAGCTGAAGGATCTGGTGTTTATACTTTTTATAGAAATTCTACAGATGTTCCTGCAGGCGGAGAACCACCACAGGCAACGACAGTTCCAACAGCAAATGTTTATGGTATTTCAGATATTCTAAATGTTACTTACAGACAAAATTATAATACCACATCACAATCAGATATTGGTTTAACAAAAGTTGCAAGAGATGCATATTCTGCTACAGCAAATAAAGCATCACTTGGAACACCTTCACAATTTTGGGTACAGAGATTTATTGATAAAGTTACAGTTACAATTTATCCGTTACCCAATGCAACTGCTGCTTCTAACTTTTTAAATGTTTATTATGTAAAAAGAATTCAAGATGCAGGAGCTTACACTAACGCAAGTGACTCACCTTTTAGATTTGTACCATGCATGGTTTCAGGACTATGTTATTATTTATCTATGAAGTTTGCACCGCAAAGAACACAGGAGATGAAGTTGTTGTACGAGGATGAATTAGCTCGAGCACTGTCTGAAGATGGCTCTCCAGCTAGCACATACATTACTCCGAAAACATACTATCCAAATGTATAATGGCTAGATTCGCAAAAGGTAGTAGAGCATTAGCAATATCTGATAGGTCAGGTGCAGCATTTCCATATAGAGAAATGGTGCAAGAATGGACAGGTGCATGGGTCCATAAATCTGAATTTGAACCTAAACAACCACAATTACAACCACATCCAATAGGAGCAGATCCACAAGGTTTACAACATGCAAGACCTGCAAGAACAGAATTTGCAGTGCAAGATATATTACCTGAAAATCCATTTACGACAACAGGTGGTTCTTCAACACTAAGTGTTTCGTATCCATCAAATCAAATAAATGAAGGAACAACTTATGTTAGATTTCAAGCAGTTAAATCTACAGTAGGTGGTGTTGCTATTTCTACTTTAGAATTATCTACAACATTAAATGGTGCAATTAATGACACTGTTACTAATATAAATTTAAATGATGCTTCTGAATTTCCATCAGCAGGGTACATCGTTATTGAAAAAATAAATTCTACAAGTGGAGCGTATGAAAATGAAACAATTCAATATGCAAACAAAGTAGGAAATCAATTACAAAATTGCACACGTGGAACAGCAGCTCCTTTTAGAGGAGTAACATTAGCTAATACACCAGCTAAATCTCATAATAATGCAGCAAAAGTATTTGGTTCTTATTTAGCTACAGCGATTGGAACAACAGAACAAACAGGAGCTCAACCTGCTACAAGAACATTATATAATTCTATAACAGTGCCTTTAGTATCTAACGCCGGGAGCACAGCAACAGGAGGCGGTTTTCAGTGTACAATTGGACCCGTTAATGATAGAGGTTAATTATGGCAGGATGGACATACACAACATTAACAACAGCAATTAGAGACTACACAGAAGTAGACGCTAATGTTTTTACTCAAGCTATTATTGATGGGTTTATAATGAACGCAGAATATAGAATTGCATATGATCTGCCTATGGATTCTGACAGAGTTAGATCTGATTCTCAATTTGCAACTGATAATAATTCTGTAAATGTTCCTGCTGAATGTTTGTTTGTAAGAGGTGTAGAAGTTTTTAATTCAACTACATCAAATACAATTCAAGGTCAGTGGTTAGAAAAAAGAGATCAAACATTTATACAAGAATATGTAGGAGAATTAACTGGAACTGCAGGAGGTGTTGCAGGAGCAGATGTTACAGGATTACCAAAATATTATGCTATGTTTGGTGGAGCTACAGGAACAGGTTCTACTACATCAGGAGCTATTTTAGTAGCACCTACACCAGATGCTAATTATCAATTTACTATTTCTTGGAATAAATTACCTCAAGCTTTATCTGGAGGTAATACAACGACTTATGTTAGTCAATATTTTCCACAAGGCCTATTATATGCTTGTTTAACAGAAGCATTTATGTTTTTAAAAGGTCCAAATGATTTGTTGACACTATATGAAAATCGATATAAAACTGAGCTACAAAAGTTTGCAGCGATGCAAATTGGAAGAAGAAGACGAGACGATTACACGGATGGAACAATAAGAATACCAATCGAGTCACCGCCTCAATAATGGGAGAAAAATTATGACAATAACATCGGCTATTTGTAATAGTTTCAAACAAGAAATTTTAGTAGAGGGACACAACTTTACTAATGGTACGGACGCATTTAAACTATCTTTATATTCAAGCGACTCTGCAACTTTAAGTAAAGCAACTACTGCTTATACTGCACCTTCAGATGGTACAGCAGATCCAACAAACACTTACGAAGTAACTTCAACTTCATCTGGATATACAACGGGAGGAAACGCTTTAACAAGTACAACTCCAGTTTTATCTACAGACACTGCGTGTTGCAAATTTGCAAACACATCTTGGACTTCTGCTTCTTTCACAGCAAGAGGTTGTTTGATTTACAATTCAACTAATTCTAACAAAGCTGTATGTGTCGTAAACTTTGGTTCAGACAAAACTGTAACTAGCGGAACTTTCACAATAGAATTTCCAGCACAAACTGCAGGTAACGCGATCATTCAGATAGCATAAGGAGTAAGTCCTTATGTCGGCAATCCGAACATTCACAGTAACGGTAGCCAACCCTGGCTCTGGTAATAAATATTATATAGATGGTGTTTTACAAGACACCGTAAATCTTGCAGAAGGTTATACTTATGTATTTAATTATCCTTCTGGTCATCCTTTTAAATTTTCAACTACTTCAGATGGTACACACTCAGGCGGGGTGGAGTATACTACAGGAGTAACACATAATAGTTCTACTCAAGTTACAATAGCTGTAGCTTCTGGAGCACCACAACTTTATTATTATTGTTCTCTTCATCCTGGTATGGGTGGAGCTGCAAACACAGTGTCTGCTGATACTTGGGGTATGTTAAAATGGGGTAATAATTCTTGGAGTAGTCAAGATGATGTTGTTATATCTCTTACTGGTTTATCTGCAACTTCTACAGTTGGTTCAGTAGAAACATTTCCAGAAACTGGTTGGGGTAGTGATACTTGGGGTGCTGAAAACTGGGGTGAGTCCGCTATCAATGTTACGTTAACAGGTTTATCTGCAACTGCAGCAGTAGGAGAATTAACTCCTGCAGTTAAGCCAGGTTGGGGTACATTATCTTGGGGTATTAATGGTTGGGGTTCTGTAGAAGCTGCACAGTTTACATTAACCGGTTTATCTGCAACATCTTCAGTTGGATCTATAACTCTTCCAGATCAATTAATGGGTCTAACAGGATTAAGTGCTACGTCAACACTTGGTTCATTATCAGTTAAATCAGATGCTACAATTACTTTATCAGGTTTATCTGCAACCTCTTCTGTAGGTCAAGTAACAGCTGCAGCACAAATAGTTGGTTTGCCAGCATTGTCTGCAACATCTGCAGTAGGATCTTTATCTCCTGCAAGTGTAATGGGTGTGACTGGATTAAGTGCATCTACAGCACTAGGGACATTAGAGATTACATCTGCTCCATTGGTTCAACCAAATGGATTGACTGCTACTTCATCTGTAGGATCGTTAACTATTGATAACAATACTGCTGCTAGTTTAACAGGACTTGCAGCCACAAGTAGTTTAGGAACTTTAACTACAGTCCAACAAACTAATGCAAATCTAGCAGGATTAGGATTAACTGCTACAACGACTTTAAATGACGCTAAATTAATACTTAAATATTATGGAGATAAAACTCCTTATACTGGGGCTACTTATGTAGATAAAACACCTGCATAATTATGTTTGACTTAAAACTATATAACAAGTATAAATAACAACAATTAGGAGAATAAACAATGGCATCATCATATACACCTCTCGGCGTAGAGTTAATGGTAACCGGTGAAAACGCGGGTACATGGGGAACAAAAACTAATACAAATTTACAAATATTTGAACAAGTATCTGGTGGATATAAAGTACAAACTTTAAATTCTGGCTCACCAAGTGGTTCAGGAGCAAGTACTACAACTTTAGCTAAAGCAGATGGTTCTACAGGTGCTACGGTTGCAACTAGAGTTATTATCTTTGGTGCGGAATCTCCAGAAGCAATTACTGGAAATAAAGTTGTAACTTTCCCAGTTCTTACAGAAAATTTTTATTTAATAAAAAACAGCACATCAGGTGCTTACACAGTACAATTAAAAGCAGCTACAGGTTCAGGTGCAACAGTTACTTGGGCTACTGATGATAAAGGTTGGAAGCTAGTATATTTTGATGGTGTATCAACTAACACAGGAGTTTATGATGTTGGTTTTGGTGCAGCAACATCTCCAGGTGGATCAAACACACAAGTTCAATTTAATAACTCAGGAGCATTTGGTGGTTCTGCTAATTTAACTTGGGATGGTAGTAATTTATCAATTGCTGCTCAAGGAGATTTAAGATTATTAGATTCAACAGGTGGAGAGTATGTAGCATTACAAGCACCAGCAACTGTGGCTTCAAATGTAACTTTAACTCTACCAGCTAATGATGGAAACGCTGATCAAGTTATGACAACTGATGGATCAGGTAATTTATCTTTTACAGATGTAGCCGGTGGCGCTTCTTGGCAAGCTGTTGTTACAGCAGCTAGTAAAGCAGCAACTGCAGGAGAAGGATATTTTCTTAACACTACATCAAATGCAATTACTTTAACACTTCCAGGATCAGCTACAATTGGTGACTTCATTTCATTTGTTGACTATGCTGGTACGTTCGATACTAACAATTTAACCATTGCAAGAAATGGCCATAAAATACAGGGGGCAACAGCAGATTTGACTGTGTCTACAGAAAGAGCGGCGAACACACTGGTCTATGTAGATGCTACTCAAGGATGGTTGTTGCAGACTAACTAATGTCTGAATATAGATCAATTTTTGGAGAGGCTGTTAAAAGCCAATCATCAAACACAGGAACAATCGAAGGCCAAATTTGGTACGATAGCGCTGCTGGTTCTTTTAAATTAGAAGCAGCTACTACTGCTGGAGCATGGTCTAGCGGTACGGCTTTACCTGGAGTAAGATGGAATACATCAGGAACTGGTACAGTTACAGCTGGTTTAGTTTTTGGTGGATCAACAGGTCCAGCAACAGGAACATTTTTAAATACAAGTTTTGAATATGACGGTTCATCTTGGACAGCTGGTGGAACTCTTCCTATAAGTTCTATTAATATGTTTGGAACAGGAATTCAAACAGCATCAATAGGTGGTGGCGGATTAGCTTCACCAGGATCAAATACTACGACAGCTCTTACATATGACGGTTCATCTTGGAGTGGAATTACAGCAACTCCTTTTGCAACAAAAGGAGCAGGTGCAGCTGGGACGTCAACAGCAGCATTAATTTATGGTAGTGATATTTCTCCATCTGATAATCAATCTACAAAACTTTGGAATGGATCTGCATGGGGAAGTGAAGGAAATTTAAGTGAACCTTTTCAAAATGGAGCTAGTGGAGGTCTAACAGAAAATACAGCTTTTGCTGCAGGTTCAGAAGTTAGTCCAGCACCTACAACAAGATTTGAAACATATGATGGATCCTCGTGGTCAACGGGCCCAGCGCTAAATACAGCGGTGCAACAAAATAGAGGTTTTGGTTCATCAACTAATGCTGTATCATGCGGAGGATATGATAAAATTACAGGCACAGAAGTATTTAACGGAAGTTCGTGGTCTGCATCTGGAAATTTAAACACAGGTAGAAAACAATTTGCTGCATCTAATAATAATGCATCTGGCATAACTAGTGGATGGGTAGGTGGTGGAGCTGATGGAGATTCATCTGTTGAACACTTTACACCTGCAGGAACACGTACAACAAAAACATTAACAACGACTTAAGGAGGACAAAACTATGGCTAATTATCAATATTGCGTAGCAACAAACTGGGGGAGTGGTTTTATAACGAATGAAGATTCGGCACATTTAGAAATCAAAAGTTTTCCTGCTGGTTTGTGGAAAGTAAATGCAAATTCACAGAGAGCTAATAGATGGATTGCCGGAGTAGCTGGCGTAAGAAAAACTCTATCTGAAGCACAGGCTCTTGTAGATGCGCATGTCGCAAGTGAACAAGCTGTATGGGATGCTATACCAGACGACGATCCAAGAAAAGATGAAACGTCTGACTTGTATAGAGAACGACCATCAGATATAACATTAACGGAGTAATTATAAGTGGCAACTTATTTAGACATATTCGGAGGTAAAGTTAAATACCTAACATCAGATCCCACAAACAAAAATGCGGGTCAAGTATGGTATAATTCAACAGCCGGTACTGCAAAAGCAGAACTTTATTATAATGGAGTTTGGTCAACTTCTAGTGCTACTATGAACAATGGTAGAAAAACTTCAGGATACGCTGGATCATCAGGCACTGATGGTATGATGGCCGGAGGTATAACTTTAACTCCAGGAGGTCAAGCTAATCAAAACGCAACAGAAACTTTTAATGGCACTACTTGGACTACAAAAAATAATATTAATTCTACAAGAAGAACTATAGGAAGCGCAGGAACTTCTAGTACATCTGCTTTAATATTTGGAGGTTACTTAGATCCTTATACAACTGCCTCAGAATCTTGGGATGGAACTAATTGGACTAATACTCCAAGCTTAAATAGCGCTAGAGATAATATTGGTGGTGCAGGAACTAATACATCAGCTTTAGCCGTAGCCGGACAACAAAGTGTTAGTGTTACAACACAAGTAGAATCTTATAATGGTAGCTCTTGGACAGTAGGAACATCTACTCCTGGAGTGGAGCATTTATGGATTGGAACTGCTGGAAAAAGTAACTCCGATGTTTTAGCTTGGGGTGGTATGACATACAGTGGAGGATACACTTCTTATCAAACATGTTATTTATGGGATGGTAGTTCTTGGACTACAAAAAATCCTACGACTGTAGCCTCTAGATCAAATTCAGGAAAAGCTTGTACAAGCACAAATGCAATATTAAACTTTGGTGGATCTCCAGATACAACTACTGAAATATGGGACGGTACATCATGGACAGCTGGTAATGCATTGCCTGTAGGACAAGCACAAGCCGGAAGTAATGGAAGTGGAGCATCATCAACTGCAGCATGGTATGCGGGCGGTGGCGCACCTAGTATAACTTCTCCAGGTGACGAAGGTTGGACTGGAACACAAGTATATCAATTTGGTCCAGCTACAATAACGTTAGGAGCATCATAATATGTCAAGCTATAAAGAAATTTGGGGACAAAAAATTCAAACTATTGCAGGTGATCCATCTGTAGCTATTGCAGGACAGCTTTGGTACAATTCAACTGCAGCAACTGTTAAAGGAAATGTTTTTTATAACGGAGTGTGGGCTACCGGAAGTGCTACTATGAACAATGGTAGAAAAATGGTAGGATCAGCTGGAGTTGGTTCAACAGCGGGTGTTGTTGCCGGAGGAATAACTTTACAACCTCCAGGAGCTCAAACTAATCAAAATGCTACAGAAACTTATGACGGTTCAACGTGGACTACAGCCAATAATATTGGATCTACAAGAAGAGGTTTAGGAAGTGCAGGGACTAGTTCTACTGCAGCTTTAATATTTGGAGGTTATCTAGACCCTTATACAACTGCTTCAGAGTCTTGGGATGGAACAAATTGGACGGGTACTCCAAGTTTAAATAGTGCCAGAGATAATATTGGTGGAGGCGGAACTTCTACATCTGCGTTAGCAATTGCTGGACAACAAGGGGTTAGTATTACAACTCAAGTAGAATCTTATAATGGTAGTTCTTGGACAGTAGGAACATCTAGTCCTTATGTAGAACGTTTATGGATTTCAGCTGCTGGTAAAAGCAATAGTGATGTTTTAGCTTGGGCTGGTAGATCATACAGTGGTGGATACACTTCTTATTCAACATGTTATTTATGGGACGGTAGTTCTTGGACTGCAAAAAATCCAACGACTGTAGCTGGAAGAGCAAATTCTGGAAATTCTTGTGCTAGTACAAACTCTATAGTAAGTTATGGTGGAGCACCAGATACAACTACTGAAATATGGGATGGCACTTCTTGGACTGCAGGAAATGCAATGCCGGTCGGACAAACACAAGCAGGAAGTAATGGTAGTGGTCCTTCAGGTACTGCTGCGTGGTATGCAGGTGGTGGTGCGCCAAGTATAACTTCTCCGGGAGACGAAGGTTGGACTGGTATGCAAAACTATCAATATGGTGCAGCAACAGTTACTTTATCTCCAGCTTAATCATTGACTTTATTGTAAGACTATATATATTACTATTTGAAAGGTAATATAATGACAGAAAAAAGAGACATACAAAAAATAGTAGATCAAGAAACTGAAAAATTTTATGAGTTTTTAGATCCTAATGAAGTTCATGCATTTAAAGAATTAACAAACGAGCTTAGAGATACATGGACTAAGAAACAAATATTTAGAACTGAAACTGAAATGAGGTTTTCTGTTTTAAATGATCTTAGATATCCAAACAATGCTTCAAAATATTGGCAATGTGTTAGAGAACAAAATGTTTATCTAGAACAAATGATGAAACTATCTTTTGAGTATAGAAGAAATGAAGCTACAATTAAATGGTTGAAAAACAAAATATACAAAGAAGAAAATGAAGGTAGGAACGACGTAGACGAATACAAAGTAGAAAAATGGAAAATAGATTTAGATGAAAGAAACTATACTAAAGCTAACATGCAATTAGTTGCTAGAGATAGAATGAGAGAAATAAAACTTTGGTCTAAACTTAAAGCAGAAGTTGATGATGGTACTTTTGATAAAGAAAATGTTAACACACATCAATTAGAAGCTTATCATCAAATAATGATAAATAGAAAAGATACATTAAGTCCACAATCTAGCCAACCAGAAGTATTCAATGTATTAGGTCAATTGCAAACAATTGAACGAGTACAGAAAGAACAAAAGGCACAGCTTGAAAGTAAAAAAAGAGAAGCTTTATCTTCGGAGTCTACACTTGGAGCGAAACCCGAGTGAACAAAAAAAGTCAGAGCTTTATAAAAAAATAAAAAACCATATAGAAAAAACAGGTTTTATAATAAATCCTTTACTAGTGGTAAAAGATAATGACAAATATAAAGTTGTATATGGTAACAATAGATATTTAGCTGGCATAGAATTAGGCTATGATGAATTTCCTATTGAAGTATTGAAAAATGAAGAAAATAAAACTATACTAGATGCAGCAAAAAACTATAAAGAAATAGATTTAAATGAAACATGAGTTTATATATTTAGGCCAATCAATTATAAAAGTGCAAGTGCCTGTTGATGTATTTCATGTTATCAATCATATTTATGAAACTAAATTTAAAAGTTTACCTAGTGCTAGTGCTCAGCTAGTTGGTAAAATAAAAAACGAACATAGCTTATTTTATTCTGGTGTGAATGAAACACATATGAAAAAGCATAGTTTTTTACCTAGAGATGTTTTAGTTTGGTTTAAAAAATGTTACGAAAAATATTTAGAAGTAAATAAAACAAAAGAATGTAAAATGGAACTAAGATCTATTTGGGTAAATGAAATGAAAGAACATGAATACAATCCTGTACATGTTCACTCAGGAGATATACAAACAGGTTTATCTTCTGTTATGATTTTAAAATTACCTGAATCATTTGGAGAAGAATTATCTTCGCCGCATAATCCACAAAACGGTAGACTACAAATACTGGGTGCAGCTAATGGTATGTTTGCACACATTGATTATGAACCTAATATAAAAGAAAGAGATTTTTATATTTTTCCGTATGATATGAGACATTGTGTTTATCCATTTACTGGTTCTGAAACTAGAAGAACGCTAGCAGCAAATTGTGATGTATTTTATAATTCATTAAAAAGTAGAGGAATTAAATGATACGTAAATATAAACCTGTGCTAGAGCCTATGTGGAAAAGTTGGATTATTAAAAGCAACGAAGCAATTTTAACTCCTGAACAATGTAAAATAGTTATGGATACAGGAAGAAGTTTACAACCTGAAAAAGCTAAAATTGGAATGGGAAGTGATGGAAAAAGAGATGATGCTAAAAGTAGAGTTACAACTATTTCTTGGATACCTTTTGATAAACTTCCAGAGCTTTATGATACATTAGATACTTTCATACAAAAAGCAAATGGCAATCATTTTGGTTTTGAAGATATAAGAATAACAGAATCTGCACAGTATACAGAATATCCTCCCGGTGGTTTTTATGAATGGCATATGGACACTGATGTTGTAGGTAAACACGAGCCACCTGTTAGAAAAATATCAATGACTTTATTACTTAATGATCCAAGTGAGTTTGAAGGAGGAGATTTAGAATTAATAGAAGAAAATAAAACAGCACCTATTCAACAAGGACACGCTGTTTGTTTTGCTTCTTTTCTTCGTCATAGAGTTAAACCAGTTACACAAGGAATAAGAAAATCTTTAGTGGTTTGGTTTGGAGGTGCACCTTTTAAATGATCAAAGAACAATTTTTTCCAACTACAATTTATGCAAAAGATATTAAAATAGATAATGATACTTTAGCTAATAATATTATTAATTGGAGTAAACAAGATCAAGGCGTAAAATTAACTAACGTAGGTGGTTGGCATTCTCCAACAAATATGAATCAAAAACCTGAGTATGAAGAATTATGCAACGCATTATTTCAAATGCAAATGGAAATATACAAAGAAGAATTTATAGAAAGAAAACCTATATTAGGTAATATGTGGGCAAATATAAATTATAAGGATGGGTCTTACAACAAGCCTCACATACATCCTAATAGTTTATTTAGTGGAGTTTATTATGTTAAGGCTCATCCAGACGGTGGTAATCTAACCTGTTATGATCCAAGACCAGGTACACATATAACAATGCCAGTAAGAAAAAAAGTAGAGACACCTCAACATTTATGGAATGAGTGTCACATAGCTCCTATACCAGGAAGAATTATAATGTTTCCTGCATGGCTATGGCATTCAGTTGAACCTAATAAATCAGATGATATAAGGATATCTGTTTCGTTTAATTTTATACAGGAAGGTTTTAATGTTTGATAAATATCAAGTAATAAAAAAAGCTTTATCGTATGAGCTAGCTAATTTTATATTTAATTATTTTCTTTTAAAAAGAGATGCTGCCTTATTTATGTATGATAATAACATTATCTACCCAACTGGTTTATACGGAGATAGAGGAGACAGTCAAATACCAGGCACTTATTCTCATTACGCAGATCCAGTAATGGAAACTTTATTAATGAAAGTATTACCTAAAATGCAAAAAGAAACCGGCCTAAATCTATGTCCTACTTATTCCTACGCAAGAGCTTATAAAAAAGGTGATGAATTAAAAAGACATAAAGACAGACCTAGTTGTGAAATATCTACTACAATAAATTTAGGTGGAGATCCGTGGCCTATATTTATAGACGGAACAGGAGCAGATAGCATTTTATCAGGTTATGAAACAACAACCGTGGTAAAACCAGATGCACCTAAAGGTACTAAAGTCTTGCTTGAAGTAGGAGATATGCTAGTATATAGTGGATGTGAACTCGAACATTGGCGAGAGCCTTTTGAGGGTGACATTTGCGGTCAAGTATTTCTACATTATAACCATGTGAATGGCCCATTTGCTGAAAAAAACAGATTTGATGGACGACCTATGTTGGGTCTACCATCATTTGCTAAATAGTATTATAATGGAGTCATATGTTACAAAAATTAGGTTTTTTACCTGGATTCAATAAACAAGTTACATCTACTGGTGCTGAGTCTCAATGGACAGGCGGAGAGAATGTACGTTTCAGATATGGTACTCCTGAAAAAATAGGTGGTTGGAATCAACTAGGTGTTAATAAATTAACTGGTGCAGCCAGAGGTCTACATCATTTTGTTAACTCAGCTTCTACTAAATTTGCAGCTATAGGAACTAACAGAATTTTATATGTATATTCAGGTGGTGTATTCTATGACATTCATCCTTTAGTTAATCCATCAGGCACAGCAATCACTAACGCATTTAGCACGAGTAATGGACAACCAGAAGTTACTATAACTTTTCCTGGTTCTCATGGTTTTTCTGCTGGAGATATAATTTTATTTGGTGATGCAACTACTTTTTCAACAATAACTAATTCTAATTTTAGTGCCTCTGATTTTGCAGATAAAAAATTTATGGTGACTAGTATTGTTTCTGCTACAGAAATAACAATTACAATGCCATCAAACGAAACAGGTAGCGGTGCAACTACTTCTGGTGGTATTACTTATTATCAATATTACCACGTAGGACCAGCAGAACAAGTTGGAGCGTTTGGTTGGGGTATTGCTTTGTGGGGTGGTAGCGTTTTAGGAACTGCAACTAGCACTTTGGACGGAGCTATAGGTAGTACATCTGGTGGTAATAATGGATCAGCTACGGAAATTACTTTAACATCCGTAACTGGTTTTCCTACATCAGGTACCAACCATGTACAAATAGGCACTGAAGAAATATCTTACACAGGAATTACAGGTAATAAATTAACTGGTATTGGAAGAGCAGCAAGAGGTACGACAGCCACTACTCACTTAAATGGTGCTACGGTTACTAATACTACAGCATGGACTGGTTGGGGTTCACCAGCAGCAAATACTGACTCTGTTACAGATCCAGGTTTATGGTCCTTAGATAATTTAGGTACAACTCTTATTGCTTTAATACATAATGGAGAATGTTTTGAATGGGATGGTGATGCATCTAATGCTACGTCACAAAGAGCTACAATTATTACAGGTGCACCAACAGCGTCACGTGATATGATTGTATCTACACCCGATCGTCACTTAGTATTCTTTGGTACAGAAACTACTATTGGTGATAAATCATCACAAGACGATATGTTTATAAGATTTTCTTCTCAAGAAAATATTAACGACTACACACCTACAGCAACCAATAATGCTGGTACACAAAGACTGGCCGCCGGATCACGGATCATGGGTGCAACATTAGGTAGAAATGCAATATACATTTGGTCCGATACATCTTTATTTACTATGCGTTTTGTAGGTCAGCCTTTTACTTTTGCCTTTGAACAAGTCGGAACTAACTGTGGATTGATAGGTATGAATGCAGCTGTAGAAGTTGATGGTGCTGCATACTGGATGTCAGAAAATGGTTTCTTTAGATATACTGGTAAACTAGAATCTATGGACTGTTTAGTAGAAGATTATGTTTATGATGATTTAAACACCACATCTAGTCAATTAATTTATTGTGGTATTAATAACTTGTTTGGAGAAATAACTTGGTTTTATCCAACGTCTACATCTAATGTTAATAATAGAGCTGTTACATATAGTTATTTAGATTCAACAGCTAAAAGACCTATTTGGTTTACAAACGATAGTACTCTTTTTATAAGAAGCGCATGGGAAGATTCAGCTGTGTTTGGTTTACCTCATGGAACTAAATATGATGCAGGTGATGATGCGTCTTTTGATGTTGAAGGAAATACAGAGGGAGTTACAATTTATTTTGAACATGAAACAGGAGTTAATCAAGTAGAAGCAGGAGCATCTACAACTGCAATACCTGCTAATATTACTTCTGGAGATTATGATATTACACAAAAAGTTATTAGAGGAGCTGCTACAAACATGGCTGACCTTAGAGGTGATGGAGAAAACATTATGAGAGTTAGTAGAATTATTCCTGACTTTATTGCACAGCAAGGTAATACTATTATACAATTAGACCTTAGAAATTATCCTAATAATTCATCAGCAAGTTCATCACTAGGACCTTTTACTGTTACCTCTGCTACAACAAAAGTAGATACACGTGCAAGAGCTAGAGCTATTGCTCTTACCATATCCAATACTGCAGTAGATACTAGTTGGAAGTTAGGTACTTTTAGATTAGATATACAAACTGGAGGAAGACGATAATGTCTATTACAAGATTACAACAAGCTAGACAGATGTATGCTTTAGGGCAAAGAGTTGGTGGTATTATGGGAAGTAATGCTGGATCTATGTTAGTTACTCCAACAAGAGATGGTAGTCGACCAGGATACTATGGACCAGACGCTGGACATGAAAACGATCCAGGACATGGTTCTAATGCACCGGGTGGTGGCACTGGGGGTAATGACAGACCAAACCCACATCAAGGTATGAAAACACCAACAGTTGATCTGTCACATTTTGGAGATCCAGATCCAGAAGTAAACGTACCAACAGCAAACAGAAAAGATACTATAACAAGTTTTAGAAATAACTATGCTGCTCAAAGAGCTGCTATGGGTTTATTAAATTTTCTTCCGGGTGCACAAATTTATAATATAGGTAAAACAGCATTCGAAACTAACAAAGCTAGAAACCTATTAGGTTTAGGACTTACAACAGTAGCACCTGATCTTCCTGATAGAGATAACGGTAATAATAATGAAGGCATTATGAATTTATATACATCCAACATGTCAAATAATTTAAACGAAGTTGAAGATATAGATGATGAACAAGAAATAATACCTTTTATAAATAGATTTAAATTATCTGCTGATTCTACACAAGCAAAAGGGGTTGAACGTTTAATTCAAGATCAGGCAATAGCTAACATGATAAGTAGGTTATATACATAATGGCAAAAATAGTACAAACATTAACTAGAGCAAGCGCAGAATATGATCAAGATACATCACAATCTTTAGTAAGAGATTTAGATGCCGTGTTAGAAAAATTAAATAGTACGTTTCAAGAAGAATTAAAACAGGAGATAGAAGCTAGAAGTTTCTTTTTAGATTAATGGCAGTAGTAAACGAATATAAATTTGTAGGAATAGATAACAATACAACAGGAAGTGCTTTAAATCCTTTTGGCACTGGTAATCCTTTAGTTAGTGAAACATATTTAATTAAATCTATTTTAGTTACATCAGCTGGCACACCTAGCGTAACAGTAACAAACAATTCTATTACAACTATTAAATCAGCTGCTTTGTCAGCAAACGTTACAACAGAATTATTAACCCAACCGTTAATAGTTGTTGGTGGAACTACACTAACAATCCAATCTAGCACTGCAGATTCATTTGATTTTGCAGTAAGCTACTTAAACATCAAGAAAGAGGTAACAACATAATGATAGAACTAACACCAGAAAAGATAATAACTACAATTAAAAACAAGAAAACAGGAGAAGTCTATGAGACTGAAGAAGCCTTAAAAGCTGCAAATATACCTGAAGAAGACGTTCAAAGAGATGTCAGAGTTATCATGCCACCTCTTGATTTGTTTGGAAAAACACAGTAGTATGAGAAACTCTATAAAATAAGGCAATTATGGCAATAACAGACATTAACATATCCGAAGAATTAGTAACAAACGCACCATCTATTAAGTATAGAGGTGAAGAAGGTCCTAAATCTCCACAAGAGATGGAAAAAATGGTTGATCTCGATTTATTAAGAGAACAATATGAACAATATCTTTATGATTTAGAAGAACAAAAACCAGGTTTTCCTCCTATGTCTTTTGAAGAATTTGCAATATCCATTATGGGTGATCAATCTAAAGGTCCAGTATTACCAAACGATCCAACAAAACCTATACAACCTTTTCAACCTAAACCTCAAGGACCTGTATTACCTGACAGACAAATGGCAGCCTATGGTGGTATCATGGGTAGAGACGGAAGAAAACAATATGGTCTTGGAAGTTTTTTAAAAAAAACAGTTAGAAAAATTATACCAAATGAAGTTGCTGACATAGCAGTTAAAGCTGCGCCTTTTATTGCACCTTTTAATCCACTAGCTGCAGGTATAGCATCAGGGCTTGGATCATTTGATCAAACAGGAAGTATTACTAGTGGTCTTAAATCAGGATTAATGAATTATGGTTTAGGTCAAGGTGCTAGATATTTAGGTGGAGCAGATTTTCAAGGATTACAAAATCCATTTAGTCGAGAAGCATTTAGCATGCCAACAGGCGAAGGTGGAATAAAAAATTTAACAGAAAAATTTTTTCCTAAAAATAAAGAAATTGAAGCTATTAGTGGAAGTGATTTTGAACAATTTAAAGAACCTGTGTTTGGTAAAGGTGATGCTTTAGGTGGTGAAATGTTAACAACAGCTACAGATGGTGGTGAAAAAATTATAAAAGAAAAAGCTCCATTAAATGTAAAAAAATTATTTGAAAAATCAGGTATGAATACTAAAGCATTGTTAGGTATTCTTGGTTTATCAGCAGCAGCCGGTGCTTACACAGCAGCTACAAGTGTAGATGATGTTTTAACAGATGTACAAAGAGGTTCAGGTTTAGATAGTGAAATACCAAGTGGTATATTAAGTATTAGAACAGAAGTTATTGAAGCTATGAAAGATCCTAGTGGTAAAAAACTAGCAGCGTTAAGAACTAAATATCCTTTCTTAGGAACACAAGCATCTAAAGATGTAGCTAACATGGCTATGGGTGGTAGAATAGGATTTAACCGAGGTCTTTTAGCAGGACCAACACCACAACAAAGACAAGCAGAACAAGCTATTTCAACAAGTGATTTAGATAATTTTATTGATGCAGGTCAAGGCATAAAATTATACGTTGGTCAACCAATTATTAAAAACTATTATTCTAAAGAAGACAGTGGCAGAAGAAACGAAGCTTTTTTTGAGATTATAGATCCAGAAACAGGAAGTATGTCTACTATATCTGAAGTAGATTTTTATGAAAAATATGGAAAACCAAATGCTAATGGTGGTAGAATAGGGTTTAAAACTGGATTATTAGTTCCAGAAGATGAAATGACAGAAAAAACAAATCAAA